GTGAGGAAGAATGACTTCTGCGGTGATGAGAAACACAACCCAAGATTTCAGGATTCTAAAAAGCGACGAATTAATGATTGGTGGATATGCAAGCATTGAAATCGTTGATAAGCAAAATGATTTAATTACACTCAAAGCACTCAATGAGGCTGTTAAAAAATATATGGAGAACCCCAAGTTTAGAAATGTAATGACTAATCATTCAAATGTTCAAGTTGGGGAAGTTGTTGAATCATACCGAGATAAAACAGGACGACTATGGAAAACTGAAGTTGATGATGTTGGATTCTTTGTTGTTATTAAGTTAAGAGATGATATTGAAAAAGCCAAAGAAATTAACCGAGGCATTAGAAAAGGTTCATTAAGAAGTTTCAGTATTGGAGGACAGGCTTTAGAAAAAGTAAAGAAAACCAATGATGAATTTGGACAATACAACGAAATTTCAAAGTTAGAATTACATGAAGTCACTATTTGTGAAAAAGGAATTAATCCAGAAGCAAAATTTGACATTTTAAAGCAAGACAAAAAGGTGAAAAATATGACCAAAATTGAAAAAGCATTAGCGGAACTAGACGCTTTGATGGAAGAAGTGAATATGCTCCGTAAAGAAGAAGAGGAAAGTATGGCTATGCCCGAAAATGAAAAGGGTATGCCGACGGAAGATGAAGATGAAGAAAGTATGGGCGGCTACGGTGATTCCGAAGCAAAGGCTTATGTTTCTACCCTTGACGGTGCTGGCGTTGAAATCGGTGAACCTGCTGATAGAGTCGTCATTGACAACGGTAAGCCAAGAGCATCGGATTTACCCGTTGTGAAGGCTTTTAATAACGAAGAACTTGAAACTCTTGATTTGTCCGTTGGAAACATTGAGAAGGCTTATGAGGCTTTCCGTCAAGAACAATTGGAGAAGTTGGCCTACGACAATCTCCAAAAGCAGTTTGAGGCTCGTTTTAATGCAGAAACCTCTTCAAGAGAACACATTCTCGCTAAGTCGCAATATGACGCACAAAGCGAAATTGCTTCTCTTAAGGAAGAATTTACTGCTCTCCGAAAGTCTTTGACGGCTGAAAAGGAGCAAATCATTAAGTCTCAAGAAGAGGCTCAAATCAAACTCCCTACTATGGATGAATTAGCCGAAATGGATTGGGCTGACATTCATAAAATGGTTGGAGGAAACCTTTGAGGTGATTTAAGATGGTAGGATATATTAACACTATTGCAGATTTAGAAGCAGCAACATACGGAACGGGCGCAACTGGGCATATTAGCAATCAATTGCTAAAAGCCGCAGGAACGGTTAGCGGCATCCATGTCGCTCACGATGGTTCGTTAAGCGACCCAACAGGAATTAACGCAAATCTTTACAATAAGATTTACGGCCAAAAGGTTTGGTCTATGCTAAACCGAGAATGCAACGCATTGTCTGTTATCGCAAAGCGACCTTATTCTTCAAGTGGTTGGAGAATCCTCAAGAAGCGACCTGCTGGTGGTGCTGGAAACTTTTTGGACATTTCTGCCGCTTCTAACACGGCTCTCGCTGATTCGCTTTATGGTGCTGATGCCCTTCGTGCTGACCGAATCGGTGGTGTTCCCGAAAACGCCAGCCTTGATTCTAACACGGATGGTTTGATTTCTATTGCTCCTGAGTATGATACGCTCTTTACGAGTCCTAAGATTATTGCTCATCAATTTGCTTTCAGCGAATTGGCTATGGAAATGGCTCAAATTGATGATGGTATCGGTGATATTAGAGCGCAACTGAGAGAGGATATGGGTAAGCATCACGCTGAAGTGCAGAATCAAATGCTTGTTATGCCTTTGGAGAACTATTCTCCAACTACGGCATATGCTACGGCAAACGCCATTGATAGAGCATACACTTCTCTTTACAAGATTGTGAGCAGTTCTGCTGAAATTGATGAATTGGCTGACAATGCTGGAGGAAACCTTGTTGGAACGGCTACCGACCAACAAATTGACACTCTTTACGGAAAACTCCGAAGTGATGCTGGTAATGAGTATTTGGACTCCGAGATTTCTTTCGGTGATGGCTACCTTTCCGCAGAAGCACGACAATTGACGCTTACCGTGATTAACGACATGGTTCGCAGACTTCGTGTTGCTGGTGGTTCGCCAAAGGTCATTCTTACGGGATATGATACTCTTCAAACGCTTTCTGATTTGCTTCAGGCTCAAGAGCGTTTCATGGATAGAAAGGAAATCGTCCCTACTGTGAACGGTGTTCGTGGTGTTAAGGGTGCAGAAGTCGGTTTCCGTGTTTCTACCTATTACGACATTCCTTTGATTCCTGTTGCCGCTATGCCTTCAACGGGTAATAACGCCAGTTTGATTAGTGATATGCTTTTCCTTGATACCGACCATTTGTGGCTTTCTGTTATGAAGCCTACTCAATACTTTGAGGATGGTATCAGCAACGGAAACCCATTCGGTGTTGGTAGCCTCGGAAACAAGGCTCTTTACCGCACGATGGCTGAAACTGGTTGTTCTTACTTCAAGGGACAAGGTAAAATCACGAATTTGCTCTGAGGTGAGTTAATTGACACATACAGTTACATTAGTAGCAGACCATAAAGGTTTTACTAAACCGAGAGCAAATGGCGACGAATATATGGTTGATGCGGTAATTGATATTACTGCTTATGTTCAAGGTGGAGTTACTATTACTGCTTCTTCTTTGGGATTATCTCAAATTACGCAGGTTATGGTTACTGGTGCAGAACAATTAACTCATTCGGCTCATGCTGTTCTTTCTACTACTGGGGCATATGAATCTGTAAGCAGTTTTAAACTTGCTTTAGTAGATGGGCCAACAGAAACGGCTGGAACAGGCGATGAAGGAACAGTCCGAGTAAGAGTCTTTGGCCTCCTTTGAGGTGTTTTAATTGGCGACAATTAAACTTTCTCAAGGTTCTAGGTCAAGAACCCTCATGGTTAATGGCGAAATCTTGAGTAGGGGCATTTCTTTAGATGTGCCTACTCAAGATGCTCTAAGGTATTTGGGTGATAATTGCCTTGATATTTCTTTTGCTGAGAGTGAAAGAAAAGAATTGAAGCAATTAGAACCTGCTCGCTTAACTCGTTTAGGTAGGGCTTTAGGAAAGGATTTTGACACACATGATAAATTGTGTGAATATCTTCTCCCCGCTAAACCAAAGACGAAAAAAACCTCTTCTAAGAGCAAAAACTCGTCTTTGACTGAATAATCCTAGCGATAGGGTTAAGAGGGTGATGCCTCATAGACAGGTTGAACGGAGTTGTTTTGAATGACGAGTTGTAGAAGTAGTGGCCTTTTGACGGCTAGTGGACAAATTTTTACTGGTAAATGCAAATTAGTTTCTATTCATGTTAATAATGATAGTGGGTCTGCTTGTCAAATTAAGGTTTTTGATGGAACAAATAATACAGGCAAAGAATTAGCCCGTATTAATCTTGATGGTGTAGCAGTTAAAAATATTGAATTTGATATGCACAGCGTTCTTTGTTCTGAAGGGCTTTATTACGAGGAAACTACTGGTAATGCAAATGTATTCATTCATTTTGCTTGAGGTGTTAAAATGGCTGCATTAAGTCAAGATACTCGTCTAATTATGACAATTCTATTTGTTGGTGCATTAAGCGGAACAAATGTTTGGGCATATGCCGCATTTGGGATGAATTTCCCATATGGCCCATTGGCTCATTCTGTTCTATTTGGCTTAGGAACAATTGGTGCAATTATGGTTATGAAGGCTATTTTTGACCTATCTCTTAACGACAAAATTGAACTTTGGCTCTTAGACCGTAAAATTGCGGCATACTGGGAAAGAAAGGCTAGGGACGAACAACAAAGACAAAAGATGCGTGAAAGCGCAAAGCAATACAATACTACCTTTTATCAACCTATTCAGCAGGAAGAAGAAAATAGTGTTGGAAATGAGTTCTTAGCCGCCCTTCAATAAGGCGGTGGTTAAGTGGTCTTTGGAGATTTAATGGGCTTTTCCGATTCGGATTATGCTTATAACCAACAAAGAGCGCATTCTGCCGACATTTTCTTTTTGAAAATGCGAGCATGGTTTTGGGGCAGTTGTGCCTGTCTTTCGGGTTTCCTTGTTGGAAACATTCTTGGTGTTTTTGATATAAACATCATGGGTTTCCTGTTTGACACTTTGTTAAACGGGTGGGGGCATTAATGTCCTTAATGACAGGCTTTGCTATTTTAGTCGGTGAAGCACTACTAGGTTTTTACAAAAAAGTTCATGCAATTAATTTTGGAGTTTATGGGGCAACAATGGTCGGTAAAACAACACTTAGTCATCAATTGAGAACAAGGGGAGAAGTGCATCAAATAAATGAAAGAACGGTTGGACTACATAGAGCAACCAGAAAAAATATTAAAATTGATGGAAACTCACACACAGTAAAAAGCGCAGATGTAGGGGGAGAAGCGATTTACTGGAAAGAATGGGAAAAAGACATGAGAGAACGGCGTGTTAAATATATTATTTTTATGATAGACCACAGACACTTGGATAGTAATTCTAATTTAGACCATCAGTTAGCATGGAAGTTTATAGTTGATTCAATTACTTCAAATACTTGGTCTAATGGTAAAAGAAAGAAAGATATTGATTACCCAATAGCAGTAGGGATTTGGGCAAATAAGCATGACATATGGGGAAAGAAATACCCATTAGAAAAAGAACAACCTATGGATAAGCATGAAATTTTTGAACCGTTTAAATATGGAATGAGAAAACTAAATGACAAAGGAATACCTTGTTTTAAATATATTGTATCAGCAAAGTCTGAACCCGAAATGGTTTATAGAGGAATTACCACAATGATAAAGGACTATTGATTATTATGTGGGAAGATATTTTAAAGGGTAGAGGGTCAGGAAGGAAATTAAATCATAGTTTTTTGAAACAAATCACTTTAAATTTGGCTAACAAACACAAAGGAAAAACACTTATCAAAGACGAATTTCTAGACTATTTAGAACACATAAGACTAATTTATTCTGTTAAACACAAAAACATACCTCTAGACCGAATTAGTGTCCCTGTTGTAAGAATATTAAAAACAAATAATTTATTAGAAATTAAGACAAAAAGACTTGGCCCAGAAGAGTATAGAAGAGAAGAAAAAATTTATATTTTTAAGGATTGATTATTATGTATCAACAACAAATTATAGGACAAAACGCACCAGCACAATTTAATCCTACGCTCTCTCCGCTACAACAGGCGAGAGCAAGTGGAGTTGTGCAAGAATATAAGTTTATTTCATTTAAACCAAAAGCACAATTAAAAGAACTTAAATTGGTTTTGAAGGCAGAACCTAAGAAGTTTTTAGGCATCAAATATGGAAAAAAGTTTAATCTCAAAGACCGTTGCGTTGTCTGTGGTTTTCATCATATTTGGGAACAAGGAGATTATATGCGTCCTCCTATGCCTTTAGATGGAGTTACTAAAGGAAGGCCATTAATGGGAACTTATTGTCCTAAACACGCTTCAATCTATATGCAAATGGAAATGCTTCAACAACAAATACTGGCTGATAAACATGGTCTTGAGTTTAGTGCTTTTAAGCCACGAATGCCTAAAGTGCTTAAAAGTGGCCCAATTAAGACTTTAACTAAAGAAGATGTTATGACCCTTACTGCGGCAGGATGGTTTATAACCCCACCCGCACTAGCAGATACAAAGACGGCCACCGAAGAAGTAATTCGTTTGATTACTGAAATCGGCCTTATGACCGAAAGATTAAATCATTTGATGCTTAAGAACAATGTTCAAGCCCAAAACGAAGAAGAAAAAAGTAAGGAGGAATAAATATGGGACTACTAGGAACTAGCAATAGCACAGTTTTAGGTGCTGTTCAGGCACAAAATGATAATAACTTTAAAACAGTCAATAATCTTCTTTCATTACAAGAGAATCATGTTGAAGAATTTTTCCAATATCATGGTGAAATGTTTTTAACTGCTTTTGAAAAAATGATGGAAGATGTAGTAGAAAGAGTAGTTTCTCAAATGTTGGCTAAGTTAAGTTTTGAGGCTAACGGAACAAGCATGACTATCAATAGGGATGCTCTTCGTGAATACGAAAGAATTACTCAAGAAAATATTGATTTAGATATTCAAAAATTATTACAGTCTGCTATCAATAGTGAAGTTGTTATGCAAAGAAAAATGGCTAAACAACAATATCTTGAATCGCAAGGCTTTAGTGGTGGAGGTATGCAACAACCATCAGCAGGTATGGCTTTAGCCAATGTTACTGGAAATACTCAGCAATACAATCAAATGCAAGGTGCTATGAATAATGGTTCAGGTTATCCTATTCCTCCTTCGGGAACAGATGGATATGGTCGCCCGTATTGGATTGATGCTCAAGGTCAAATGAGTTATGAACCTCCTTCAAGTGGCTTACATTTGGGTTCAGCCATCCAAAAAGGGGCGGCTTGGGCTAAGTGGCTCATGTGAGGTGTAATTAATGTCTGTTAGTTTTAGATGGGGAAATCAAACTCTTTCTCTTCCTAAGTCGGAAAATTTTCTTATAACACAGATGCGTGATTATATTAGTAGCGGAGATAAAAACTTCCGAACAAAGGTAAGAATCGCAAAAGAAAGTGTGGAAGATAGTGAAGTGAATCTAAATAAGTTTAAAGAAGAAATGAACGCTGTTCTTGAAAAAGTTCTTAATGAACCCCTTGTTCCTGAATTACAAAAAGACTCAGACGCTTGGAAGATGTTTTCTAAACTAAGAGACAGAAAAACAGATAACGAAATAAATTTGAAATTTATTGAAGGAAAAAAACTTTCTGACCTTTTAGACGCTCAAGTTTTAAGTAGATTGAAGGGAACTGATGTTTCTTTTATTCGTGGAGGAAAAATCACTTTGCCTCCATTTGATTTTGAAGATTGGTATGACTCATTTACAGAGACAGAAAAAGAGATTGAAGTTGAATACGATTTAATATTAACAGAACACGCTAAATACCCAGATGTTTATGGTTATGGACATAAGCAATATAAAAGCGGTCTTGATACTCATATTGAAGCAAGATTTCCTGTTTATGACCCCGACAGTTTAACAAATGCTAAGGCTGATTATATTATAGAACAGACTGGTCAAGAAACTAAATTTAGCCCTTCTTCGGGTAAATTTAAAATCGCAAAAGAAAATATTGATTTTAGTTTTAAAATACCCGATTCTGTCATTTCTCAATTAAAAGGTAAAGGTAAAGATGATTATGTTATTGAACAAAAACTTAGTGAAGGAGAAGATGGGGAAGAGGTTTTTACTGAGGTAGGTAAAAGAATTCCTTTTACTTCTAATCCTAAAGATGAGATTAACTCAATTAATGTGCTACAAGCCTTATCTGCTTTAGATAGAACAGATACTATGAGAGAAGAAAACATTATTAGATTGAATGATAAATACTATTATGTCAAATATTCAAATGTTGATGATAAAAAACAAGCAAGAGTTACTTTCCCTAAAGGGGCAGGTAGTCCCGAACAATTTATTGAAGATAATAAAAATTTAATTATGAGAATTATTAAACCCCATTTAGAAAACCCTGAAGTTGTTTATGGTGTTAAGTTATATGGTAAAATTAACACTAAGGCTACTAAACTTGGGTCTTATCAAACATATGCTTTAGGTGTTCAAGCCAAAGGAGATGATAAATTAGTTGATGCAGAATCGGGTAAGGAATTGTCAGTTGAAGATATTAAGAATCAATCTAAGAGGGCTTATAGCCACAAAACAGAAAAAGAACAAGAATATACTAATCTTAAAACAGGAAATAAAATTAGTGCTTCGGAATATTTTGAGTTAGGAAATGATGAAAAGAAAAATTATTCTAATAAAGTATTCATTTCTGAAAATGCCTATAATGCACTTTCTTCTGAAGATAAAAAAGATTATACAGCAGAAATTAAAATTTATGACATTAACAGAGGCGACCGTGATAATCCTAAAGTAAAACCAAGTCTTTCAACAAGAGAATCAACTGATTTTGGCGGCATGAAATATGAAGCAGATAATATTTATGTTGATGATATTCAAGAAGCGTTTGCTAATGCTACCGTTGAATTAACCATTGAATTAACTAAACATGGTGAATTTAACTTAAGTGGTGCTAGAATGAAACAAAATAGAAAGATGGCGACCCATACTAACAAACTCAAGAAAAACATTAGAAGATTAAAGAAAATCGTTGGTGTTTGAAAATGAGTCAAACAATCTCGCCTAGCGACTTTACGGAAATTAACCCCGACTATGCTGAAGGCAGGGGCTATTATACCAACGCTACCGAGGTTGCTAATCTATTACAAGTTCCCGCTTTTTCGGTATCTACCTACCCTACATTGGCTCAAATCGGGTCAATTATTAAACGGGTGGAGGGCATTGTAGATGACAAGGTTAAGCGTTCATACCGACCAATTATCACAAAGGACGAGTATCATAACTTTGAATTTTCTCACCTCCCACACAAGGCATATTATGGCGGTCATGTTGGTTTTGTGCAATTATCAAAAATGAAAGTAAGAAAGATTGTTTCTCTACAACTCTGGCAGGGAAGTCAATATATTGAAATTGCATCGGCTCAAGCAAAATTAAC